ATTCGGGGCCGATCGACTCAGGGCAGAAGCAAGGCGATTGGTCCGAGACAATTCCTATGCATGGGGCGTGGTCGATACCATCGTATCTTCGGTTGTCGGCGCGGGCATCCAAGCCCAATCGACCTTTGAAACTCCCGAAGGCGATGACATTGAAGACATTAACGACCTGCGCGATAAGGCTTGGTCCGAGTGGTCCGAAGTCGCAGATATCAACGGGCGTTTGACTCTTGAAGAAATCCAGATCATCGCATTGCGTGAAATGGTCGAAGCGGGCGAAGTGCTTATCCGCATTGTCAATCTACCTTCGACCGAATACCGGGGAATCTCTCGACCGATTCCGATGGCTCTTGAGATCATCGAAGCCGACAGGCTAGCGACCGATCGCGATACCTACACGATGGGCATCGATCGCGGCGATGGTACGCGGGTGATTCGCGGCATCAAAGTCGATGAATCGGGCAAGCCCCTATCGTACATGATCTATGACGATCATCCGCTACAGCCTTACGCAGTCTCTAGGACGCCAAAGGAAATCTCGGCTCGGGAGATCATCCATCTATTCCGGCAAGATCGAGTCGGACAGACGCGGGGCGTCACGTGGTTTTCTGCGGCATTGGCATCGATCAGAGACCTTGGAACGTACCTCGACAACGAACTACAAGCCTCGGCTATCGCGTCTTGCTTTACGGCGGCTATCAAGACCGAAACGCCATTGGGAAGCTTGTCCGATCCAGAGACCGGCAGCGGTATCGACAAGGCAGGCAATCGAGAGCGATACATCGAGCCGGGCTTGATCTTTGATTTGAACCCAGGCGAGTCGGTTGACATTATCAACCCAACGCGACCAAACACTTCGGCGGGCGAATGGACTAAGGTTATCCTTCGAGGGATCGCGGTAGGGACCGGGCTATCCTACGAGGTTGTAGCCAGAGACTATTCGCAGACCAGCTACAGTTCAAGCCGGACCAGCCAACTCGAAGATCGTCGGCGGTTTCGGATCATCCAGAAATACATTATTCGGCACTTGCTACAGCCTGTTTGGGATCGCTTTTGCGACGCAGCGACCAGAACCAGCCTCGACGGATTTCCATCGCCTATCGACCTGCTAAGCGACCGTAGGCGGTTTACTCCCGTTGAATGGCAGACGCCAAAATGGGAATGGGTCGATCCAGGCGTTGAACAGCAAACCAGCGAATCGGGAATCAACTCATTTACCGCGACCTACTCCGAAGTGCTTGGGGCGCAGGGGCTCAACTTCCGAACGGTGTTCTATCAACGGGCCAAAGAGAACAGGCTCCTTCAAAAGCTTGGCTTGCAGACTCCCGAACAGCAACAGCTAGCGATTTCAGCGGCTCAGACCCAAGGGGCGGCAGAAACACAACCAGCGACCGGCAGCGGCGAAATGATGGGCTTGTCAACGCTTCAATTCAATCGCAACCGCAAAGCCATCGACAAGACCCTCAACGAGCTAGCTAGCGGGGCAATTAGCGAAGCGGCGGCCAGGGTGTTCCTATCGTCGGTCGGCATGAGCGAAGCGAGCGTACAGGCCCTAATCGACGACGCAAAAGACGGATCGGTTGACACCCTACCGGCTGAGGTGACGGCATGAACAAGAGCGACCTAATCAAGCGACGCAAAGAACTCGACGCAAGGCGATCCAAGCCCGCTGAGGGCGGTTCGATCGTTCGGCAATTCGGGACCGTGAAAGATGGCCGAGCGGTGATTGCGACCGAAACGCCAGTAATGGTCTACGACCAGGAACGCGGTTGGATCAAGCAAGTATTGTTGATGGATGGAGTCCGATTCCGCAACGACAAAAAGCAGTTGCCTATCGTCGATAGCCACAACGATAAGACCGTTCGCAACGTCTTTGGGTCAATTCGCAATATCGTTATCGAGGGCGATGAGTTGCTTGGCTTGCCCGATTTCGCAAGCGATGCGGACTCTCAGATTGTCGCGACAAGATACACCGAAGGCCATCTGAATGACTTCTCGATTGACGCACAGATCCTAGAGCGTCAATTCGTTCGAGAGGGCCAAACGTACACCACCCGACAAGGCAAGGTGATTGAGGGTCCAGCGGAGATTGTTACCGCATGGGAACCGCATAACGCTTCGATCTGTGCAACGGGCGCGGATCCGAATTCTACTGTTAGACGGTCTTACGACCAGGAAAGGGTTGAGAGAATGGACGAAAGCCTAATGGCAACGTTGAAGGGTCTCGGGTTGCCTGAGGGCATGACCGACCTTGAACAGATTGTGATTTTCCTCGCAGGAAAAGCAGCGGGCCAAGCCGGTTCTGACGCGGCTCCGATGGGGCAAGTCGAATCGATGGCAGGCATGGACAAAGAACCCGAAGAAACTATGCGGGCCGAACATGTCGAGCCAACCGAAGACACCGAAAAGAAAGTCGAAGCCGAAGTTGCAAGGCAACTTAAGGCAGCCGACGACCGACGCAAAACTATCGTTGCCCATTGTACGCTTGCAAAGCTTGAGCGTAGCTTTGCAGACGCTTTGGTTGACGATCCATCCGTGACAGTTGAAATCGCTCAAGAAAGGATCATCCGAAAGATGGCTTCTCAACCACTAGGCGGGGCCGTCGAGGGCTCGCACATCGGCTTCGGTGAATCGGAGCAAGACAAGTTTGAAAACGCGGCAAAGGCTGGGTTTACTCAGCGATGCTTCCAAGGCACGGTAAAGCGAACAGCGGCACCGAAGGCAGAAGGGGCTAGCCACTTCGCTAACCTCGGCGTCTATCGGCTTGCCGAAGCTTGCGTGCGTCGAATGGGTGTTGACCCTGAGAAGCACACCAAGAAAGACATCGCACGAATGGCGATGGGACACGCGCCGACCCTTAACACGGTCAAACGCGGTTTGGCCGATGCGTACCATACGACCGGAAGTTTTCAAAACATCCTGTTTGATGGGCTCAACAACACGTTGAGGGCGGCTTACGAAGAGGCCCCTTACACTTGGTCCTCTTGGGTCCGGCAGCGTCAGAGCGTCGAGGACTTCAAGGATATTCACGCTACCCAATTGAGCGAATTCCAAAACTTGGAAGTCGTCCCCGAGGGCAAGCTGTACCCTGAGAAGAAACTCAGCGATCGACGCAAGACGTACAACATCGACAAGTTCGGTGCGAACTTCTCAGTGACCTGGGAAACGATCATCAACGACAACCTCGACGCATTGTCGCGCATGCCCTCGATGCAGGGCGTTGCGGCTCGACGTACTCAAGAGCAACTTGTTTACGACACGTTCCTCTCGAACCCAATGATGCCCGATGGCGTTGTCTTGTTCTCCGCTTCTCACGCAAGCGGTCGAAACATTACCGCCACCACGGCAGCGGCTCCGAGCGAAACGACGCTTGACGAAGCCTTTGAACTGATGGCTAAGCAAAAGGGCCTTAACGGCTCGGTGCTTAACCTAGTCCCTTCGGTCTTGCTCGTACCTCAGCGGTACGCATCAACGGCTCTACGGATCACCAATAGCCTTTCGTTCGCACAGACCAACGGCAACGAGGGGATTTCTAGTCTTTACGGTGTCAATGGGGTTCGACCGTTGCAAGTTGTCGCTACGGCGTTGCTTGACAACAACAACGCGACGAACTGGTATCTGATCGCGTCGAATTCGGTAGTTGACACCGCCGAAATCGTCTTCTTGCAAGGCGAAGAATCGCCAGTGCTTGAAAACGAATGGACGATGCTAAGCGACAAGTACGATTTCAAGATCCGGCAGTCGATGGGTTGTGCGATGATCGATCACGTAGGGTTCTACTCGAACCGCTAAGCGATCGAATGATTTATAGCCCCTGAGCGATCGCTTAGGGGCTTTTTGGGACGGCAACAAAATTTACAAAACAGGAACATAAGAACATGGCAGGCATGAAAGATTTCAAACCGTACTTCGATGACTTCATCGGACCAGCGGTATCCTTTCCGACTTCGGCAAACATCGCTTCTCCTTGGGTCTATACGATCACTGGGGCGGCTCCTCCGACAGCACAGCGGAACAATGATCGAAAGGTCTTGACCCTTACAAGTGCGAGTCAAATTCAGATCCTCGGCGGCGGTCACGGCGACGCCTT